ATCCTCACGTTGATCACCGCGATCTTCTTCGCCATCGGGTGGGTAGCGGGCCGGTTGTGGCTGGGTTCGGTGTACTGCGGGTTCGCGGTCCGGCAGGGCTGGCGGGAAGGCACGAAGCCGCGTGTTCCGCGGCAGGAGCCGAACCTGTACGGCTGATTGAAGGCAGAACGTGGGGATCAGGGAACGGGTCGGCAGGGAACTGGCGGCGTACCAGTCACGTGACACTGGTGACGCTTTGCTGTCCCTGGACGACTGGGCTCAGCTGTTCCAGTTCGGCGGCCTCACGTACCCCGTGGTCAACACGTCCATGGGGAACATCAAAGAGGAACGGATCGCGCAGTCCGCTAACGCGGCGCTCCGCGGGAACTCCACGATTTTCGCCCTCGTCTCGGCGCGTGTTCAGGTGTTTTCGCAGGTCAGGTTCCAGTGGACCCGGTTCACCGGGTCGCTGCCCGGTGACCTGTTCGGCACCCCGGACCTGAAAGTCCTGGAACAGCCCTGGCCGGGCGGCGCGACCCCGGACCTGCTCGGCCGGATGGAACTCGACGACTGCATGTGCGGGAACGGGTACATCGTCCGTCCCCGCCCGGACCGGCTCGCGCGGCTCCGCCCCGATTTCGTGATTATCGTGCTCGGGTCGCAGCTGGACGCGGACTACCCCGCGGACGCCCCCGACGTGGAAATCGCGGGGTACGCGTACCTGCCCCGGTCCGGGAAAGCGCATTTTTTCTTCCCGAACGAGGTCGCGCATTACGCGCCGATGCCCGACCCGGATTTCCAGTTCCTCGGCATGTCATGGATCTCCGCGTGCATCCGGGAACTGCAGGCTGATTCGCTGATGACGGAACACAAGGCCCGGTACTTCACGAACGCGGCCCCGCAGCCGATGGACGCGAAGATCCTCACGCCGTGGGGCTGGTCAACGATGGGTCACATGTTCCTGGGGCAGCAGGTGACCGGCCTGGACGGGAAGCCGCACCGCGTTACCGGCGTCTTCCCGCAAGGTGAGCAGGACGTTTACCGGGTGACCTTCTCGGACGGGGCTGCTACTGAGTGCACGGCCGATCATCTCTGGCAGGTAACGAACGCCGGAGACCGCAAGCGCGGCGTGACCCGGACCATGACCCTAGCTCAGATGATGACTGGCGGTCTCCGGTACAAGAGCGGTCCGGCGAAGTGGGCGGTTCCGCTGGTGGAGCCGGTTGAGTTTGATGAGAAGTGTGCTCAGCCGATGATTGACCCGTATCTCCTCGGTGCGCTGCTGGGTGACGGAAGCCTGCGCGGTAACACCAGAGGCTATGGTGGCCCGACGCTAGCGGCGGCTGCGGAAGACGCGGATGAGATGGGGCGGGCCATAGCGTGTCTTGCTCCTGCGACTCGGCGGGATCGCGACGGCTGGTCAGAGTTTTATTTCCGTAGTAGCGATCTGCGGATGTCGCTGGAGGTTTATGGCCTTTGGGGCGTCCTCGGTGCTGCGAAGCATGTCCCCGAGGAGTACATGCACGGCTCCGTGGAGGCACGGATAGCCCTGCTGCAGGGATTGCTGGACACCGATGGTTCAGTCAGCGCCCGTCAGCCAAACCTGGTCCGGTTCTCCAGCACGAGCTGGAGACTGAGCGAGCAGGTGGCGGAGCTGACCCGCAGTCTCGGCGGCACCGCGAAGATCACATACCTGGAACCTGCTGGCGGCAAGCCTCAGTGGCAGGTGACGGTGAAGAGGCTGCCTGCCTGGATTACCCCATTCCGCCTGAGCAGGAAGGCGGACCGATACCGTCCGCCAGCGGTCGGCCGTTTCCGGAATATCACCGGGGTAGAAAAAGTCGGCCGGAAACAGTGTCAGTGCATCCGCGTGGATGTGGCAGACAGCCTGTACGTCACCGACGACTACGTGCTGACGCACAACACGCCGAACCTGGCGATCAAGTTCGACCCGGCGATCGGGATCGACATGGTGCGCCAGTTCAAGGCGCTGATGGAGGAGGAACACAAAGGCGTTTTCAACGCGTGGAAGACGCTGTACCTGGGCGGCGGCGCGGATGTGGTCCCGGTGGGGAACAACCTGCGGGACATTGAGCTGGCGATCAACCAGTCCCACGGTGAGACGAAGCTGGCCGCGGCGGCGGGTATCCCGCCGTCGTGGGTGGGGTTTTCTGAGGGCCTGCAAGGGTCCACCCTGAACGCGGGGAACTTCGACAGTGCGCGGCGGCGGATGGCGGATGGTACTTTTGCGCATCTTTGGACCTCGGCGGCGACGTGCCTGCAGTCCATCGTGCCGCCCCGGTACTCCCCGGTCGCGTCGGAGAACTCTGGCGGCGCGACCCTGTGGTACGACGCCCGGGTTCCGTTCATGCGCGAAGACGCAGGGGACCTGGCGAAAATCCAGGTTGACCAGTCCCAGGTGATCAGCGTCCTGGTGCAGCAGGGCTTCGAGCCGGACTCGGTCGTGAAAGCGGTCGCTAACAACGATTGGTCCCTCCTGAAGCATTCCGGGCTGGTGTCGGTACAGCTGAACCCGCCGGGTTCGGGACAGGTTCCCGGAAACGCCGCGCCAGCGATAGCGCAAAACAGTAAGGCCCCGGCTACGGTAGGTACTGCCAACGGCAGTAGCGGAGGGCCGTAATGAGCGGCAGGGGCACGCCCGTTATCCAGCGGGCACTGCGCGGGGATGAGACCGCGTTGCTGCAGCTGTCCGCCGGGCACCGCAAGGCCCCGGTCACCCGCGCGTTCGTTGTCGACGACATCGGAATCCGGTCCCGCGCCCAGGGCGGCGACGGACGGATCGTCGACGCGTACGCGGCGGTGTTCGGCACCGAAGCGGAAATCGTTGACCAGGACGGGCATTACCTGGAACGTAACGACCCGGCCGCGTTCAACAGGTCGGTCGCGGACCGCCGCGCCCAGATTTTCTGCGTGTACAACCACGCGAAAACGTTGCAGGGCACCCCGTCGGACACGTACTCGGTGCCGCTCGGCGAGGTCGTGAACATCCAGCCCGACGACTACGGGCTGCTCACGTCGGTGCGGTACAACACCGACGAGGCATCGGACCGGATTTTGCAGGCCATCAAATCCGGGTCCCTGAAAGGTATGTCGTACACGGGCGTGTTCGTCCGTTCGTCCCCGGAACTGGGCGGCCCGTATGACATGTTCGCCGCGAACAAGTCCGGTGACCTTCAGGTTGTCACCCGGCAGGAAATCGCGCTGATCGAGTTCGGGCCGACGCCGATCCCCGCTTTTGACACTGCTGACGTTGTCGGCGTCCGGAACCGGGAAGCCATCAACCTTGTTATCCCGGAGGGGGTGACGATCCGGATGGTCACGCCGCCGGAACGCGCGAAGAAGAAGGTCACGTCCGGCGCTGATGACACCGGCGGCGGTCCGGGCGGCACGATGAAAGTAAAGGCCGCGCGGGCGGACTGCCCCGATTGTGAGGGGTCCGGGCTGATGCCGGGCAACATCGGGTGCCTGGCCTGTGGTGCCACCGGCCGGGTCGACGACGGGTATGACGGGACCACCGCGGCCAGCGAGAAAGGCCGCGCTGACCCCCGCCCGCTCGGCTCGACTCCGGACACGGACGCGGCTGAGGACGCCGCGGAAGGCCCCGAAACCGGGATGCCGGACGCGGAAGACATAGGCGAGATGGACGACCACGACGCCGACGAAGGCGACGCGAAATCTGACGGTGAGTCCACGCACCGCGAATACGGCCGGGCGCAGTGCCCGGATTGCACGGGCCGCGGAGACGTTTTCGGCGGCATGACGTGCGCCCGGTGCGGCGGTATCGGCGTGGTGGGCCGCGGGGACCCCCGGCCGCTGGGCACCCCGCCCGGTGAGACCGGTGACCAGGGCGAGCCCCCGGGTGGCGGGAATCTCAGCGACAGCGCAGACGACGACGAGTCGCATCGTGCTGATTCGGGTGGCAGCCCGAAGCCGTACGGGAACGTGACGTACGCCGACCCGAAAAACGGCAAGTACCCGATCGACACCAAAGAGCACGCGAAGGCGGCGTGGTCGTACATCAACATGCCGAAGAACGCGGCGAAGTACCCGCTGAACGGCGTGTCCCTGTCGTCGGTGAAGGCGAAAATCAAGGCGGCGTGCAAGAAGTTCGGCATCGAGATCACGACTTCCGGCGGTGATGGTGGTAAAACTGCTAGTAGCAGTTCTTCCGGCAGGAAGCCTGACACCGCTGCCGCAGGGCACTCGGTCGCCGCTGCCACGGGGCACTCGGCATCAAACTCTCACGACAGGAACGACGAGATGCCAGGAGTAAACGACCGGACGTGGACGATCGAGGAGCGCACCGAGCGCATCGCCGAGATCAAGTCCCGGTTCAACGAGCTTGACGCTGAGTACGCAGGCGGGGAGCTGCCCGAGCAGACCCGCGCCGAATGGAACGATCTCGGTCACGAGAAGGTCTTGCACGAACGGGCCGTCGCGGACGCGACCGCGCGGGCGGAGTACCTGCGGCAGATCAACGACGATGACGCCCCCGGCACCACGGAGGGCATCGACAATGGTCTCGCTGGGTACGGCGGCCCCGGGTACGGGAACCTCGGTACCCGGTTCACCACGCCGAACGGCGGCCGGCAGGCCCCCGGTTTCGTGTCCCGGCAGAACGCCGCGTCGGTGTTTGACCT